ATCAACAGGAACCATCTCTGGTGCGCGTCGTCTGGTGTCTTGCTCAACAGGGACCATTTCAACCATATGAATTACTCCTCTGGAAGCACAAGACGCTGACCATTTACGGTTGCGTAATAGCGCCCATCAACACCAAGTTTTGCGGTGATTGGTTGATTTTGATAAGTGGCAGATCGCGTATACGGTTTTGGTTCTGCTGGCTTTGGATATAGCCGCTCCAACGCAGTGCCCTTGATGCCTTCTGTTCCAGCCAAGACTTCAGCGGCAACGATACCTTGCTTCAATGCAGCCTGATCCACTCGATCTGTAATATCGAGGATGCGCCGGATTGTCCCTTCGCCAAGAGCAATATTGGAACCAGCAGCCTCCTGGAGCAGTTTGCGTTCTGGCTCTGTGATCGCGCCTTGACCCTTCATTCGTCCTGCTGCATCCAGAGAACGATTGGCGAGCTGGCTCATCAAGACGCGGCTATTTGCGATCCTCGGATCTTCAGGTGTAATACCAAGGTTCTGCAAGGCCGATCCAACAAGAACCTTTCCTTCAGCACCAAAACCAGTGATCGCGCCTTCATCAAGCAGAGACCTGATGGTGTTGCTGTTGGACAAGTTCACCGCAGCAGTTTGACCTGCGGCAAGCTGATCCTCGGCCATCTTTGCAGCACCTGTTGCGATCACCTTTGCAGCAGTGTCGCCGACATTGATTGTTGTTTGGCCTGCCTTTTTAAGAGCCGTTTCATAGTCAAAGAAACTCAGCGGAACGCGCCCACCAGCAGCTTCTTGGCGTGAATACAAGTTGTATTGCTCAACCGCAGCGCCTGGCTTCTGCGCTTCAGGTATCATTCTTCCTATCAGAGATGGATCAACCCTGACTGCTGCCTTAATTTTCGGATCAACGTCTGGATTAGCTAGGAATGCATCAAGTGCAGCCTTCTTTTCAGTAGCCTGCGCCAATGTTTGCTGATTGGCCTGAAGCTGAGTTAAAGCAGTTTCTTGCGCATATGGGTTTGTCGCCCGTTGAGCCACAATCTGCTGATTGATACCCATCAACTGCGAACCGGCAATGCCGCTTGGATCATATCCAAAGCGTGCCTTGTAAGCCTCTGGATCTTTCGCTAGTTCGCCAAGTTGCTTTTGGCTCTCAAGCATCTGCTGCTTTTCTGCCATTTGCTGACGCATCAAATTTCCTTGGACAATATTGTAGGCTTGCGTCTGCATGTTTGAGCCAACACTGCCCAACTGCGCCAGCTTCTCAGCCCTCTGCGCACCCGTCTGCCGCTGCCCGGCAGATAGCAGCGTCGCCCCAAGCTGCCCAAGCATCGACAAGCCAAGGCGACGCTGATCTTCAGGAGACAGTGACGCCATCATGTCCTGCTGCTGCCCGGCAGTTGGCGCAACACCTCCGCCCAGCAACCCGCTCAAGCCAGACCAAACATCGCCACCAAATTTGCTGGCGGAACCAAGCAGACCGCCGCCGATTTCATCATCAGCCATTGGTTATTCTCCAGAAACTGTTGTTGTGGTTGCTGGCGTTGTCGTTGTTGTTTTTCCACCTGCCAGGGCTTTTGCTTCTTCAGGCGTGTTAACGCGCAGCCATGCAGGGACTTCGGCTCCAGCGATGTTATATCGGCCCAATGTCTGAGCAATTTGCGGGAAGATCGAAGGCGTTGCCGCAGGATTGAACTTTGGGAGCAGGTTGGGGAGTTGCGACTGATACAGCATCGACTGCAAGAAAGCATCTTGGATTGAAGGCGCATACATAGCTTGCGTATATCCTGCTCCAGGTCCGGTCACATTTCCGCCCACTACAGTGCCGCCAAACGGAACTTCACGAATGCCAGATTGGAAACCCGCGAAACCAGACGGTGCACTTGTTCCAGGAACGCTGGTGGACTCACCTGCCTTGATCAATGCGGCGCGTTTAGCAATAGCAGCCGGATCATTCATGGCCTTTCTGAATTCGGCCTCCATAGTCGCTAGGTCCATCCCAGCATTAGCTAGGCCAAGCCAATGCGCCATTCCTTTTTCGTCAGCAGTTGATCCAACAATGTTTTTATATAGATTGGTGATGTCTGCTGCTGTCACTTTAACAGGCGTTGTAACTGTACCGCCAAGCAATCCACCGGTTGTAGTACCTGTTGTTGTGCCGGTTGTAGTACCTGTTGTTGTCCCAGTTCCTAACAAGCCACCAGTTGTCGCAGCAGTGTTTGCGGCAGTTGTATTGGCATTGTTAACACCAGCAAGGACTTGCCCCCAGGTTGTTGGGTTTACAACCTGACTAGCTCCAGACTTAACAATCTCTGCTGCTTTAGCAACCTGCGCCGCATCATTCCTAGCATTGATGAAATCAAGCTGAAGTTGACTTGCAGGCCTGTTTTGGGCAACCCACCATGCCACCTCATCCGGCGTCCCGGTGCGGCCAATGAGCGATGTATAAAGGCCTTGGACTTCTTCTGCTGTTGCCATGATCGTTACCCCATGTATCCGAATAAGCCTGCAAACAGGTCATCTTTCACTTTTGGTTTGTGCGAGAAGCCATACAACATTGATGTCGGCGGTCCCTTTGCCGCTCCAGCAGCCATTAACGCATTGCCAAGCGATGACAGGCCAGCAAGATCCTTTGCAGTAGCTGGCGTTATCCCAGCGGGCTCCAGCCGCGTATCGCCACCAACAACAGGCGCCAGTATATCAGGTTGTCTCTGTCCTGGCATCGGGGTTGCCGGAGGTGGCTGCGGTGATCCGCCGCCGAGCAGCCCCGTGATGGGGCTGGCTAACCAACTCAGACCGCCGTTGAGGTATTGCTTATCCAGACTGCCAAGTGCGCTGGCGGGATTTGACCAAGGTGGGGAAACGCCAGCAGGGGGTTGTGCTGCTTGATTACTTAAACCAAGCTCACCTGCATACTTTTCACCAATCTTTGTGATGTTTTCAACGCCGCCACGATCCCGCACGGCATACCAATCCTTGACCCCTTTATTTGCCATCCGCTCCAAAGAGAAATCAACCTGTTGCTGCCAGTTAGAAGCAGATGGAATTTCTCCAAATTTCTGCACGAACTCATGAGCCATCCCGCCTGGAGCAACTTTAGCCGGATCACTAGATCCAGAATAAAGCTGATAAGGACCATATGAATATCCCTTGGCGTCCTTATTCCCAAAAGTAGGAGATCCAATAGTGTTTGGATTAAGACCTTCAGATTTTGCAATGCCAAGAGCCATCGCGGGGTCTACGTTAAACTCGCGAGACCGACGCCAAATGTAGTCTGCAATTTCATTGATATCAGCCATAACGCACCCTCTGACTTTCAATCGCATCGTCAATGATCGCCAATCGGCGGCGCATTTCAGTGCGCTTGGCATCCGGTAAATTGTTGATGCGCTTGCTGTTGTCGTCAAGGAACCCAGTGCAATCCCAGCAATCACGGCCAGTCTTTTCGCCCAGACCATAGCCAGGAGACATGTTTGCCCCGACTTCCGCCAGATATTCGAAGACCTGCTTTTCGGTCCAGTTCTCAATCGGCATGATGTACTCGATGCCGTCAACGATCTGACCATTCTTGGATGTCGATTTGCGGCGATCATCCATCCGCTGCCCCTTGATGATCTTCGTGACGCCCAAATCCTTGATGCCCTGGTAGAGCGGTATCCAGATATTAACCGCGCAACACTCAAGGCACGATTGCATCGTTGGACCCGTATTCCCGCTGATGACCTTACCAAGCGCCGTGTTTCCCACTGGTACAACGTCAACCGGCCACCCTCTTTCTGCGACATTGGCAGGCTGATCTGACTTGAGATGGACAAAGTGCGGCAATCGCTTTGACCACCGCTCCATATAGTCGATCATTTCTGGATATGATGCACCCGTGTCCAGCCAGACAACATAGATGTCGTCCCATCTCTCTTTATAGAGATAGAGACAAGCAAGGCTGTCCTTGCCGCCGCTGAACTGAAGCGCTGTGTCAATCATAGTGACGCCAAGGTTCCAAGGATTGTGGCGGCAGACGATGCAGCTCCAAGACCCGTCAACAAGCCAGAACTGCTAGTGCCGCCAGATGACGTTTGCGTCTGCGTCCCACCGTAAGGGGTTGCGCCGAGTGCAGACAGTGGGATCTGAAGCTGCTGTAGCGGGAATTGCTGCGACTCAGAATATGCCTGACGCGCCGCATCCAATTGAGCTTGCTGCTGTTGCTGGATAAGAGATTGCGCACCAAGAGCGCCTGTCGCCCCTGTCATGAACGCTTCCTGACCAGCGCCAGCAAGATTGCCAAGCGTTGCCGCCCCCTGTAGTCCAAGGCCTGCGTTTGCCAAAGCAGCCTTTTGCGCCTGATCGTAGTTTTGACTGTAGAGATTAGCGGCAAGCTGCCCTGCTTGCTGTTGCGCAGCAGCGTTGATAACGCCCTCTTGTATGCCCTGCCGAGATCCACCAAATGCCTTAGCGCGGATGGCGTCAGCATATGTCTGGTTTAACCCCGTTTGGCGCTGCGTATTTAACGCCTCCAAAGAAGCATCGATAACGTTCTTCGTATAGGGGTTCATGAATGCCTGAACTTGCTCCGGCTGATAATTTCCAGCCTGAGAAGCCATCATCTGAGCCTGGGCGAACGCAGGTTGCGCCATTGCATAGTTATTGGACAGAGACCCAATTGCGCTCAATTGACCAGGTGCCATGTTAGCAACACGCTGGCCCTCGTAAGGCCCAAGCATCGTGTTCGAGATGTCATAGGCCGCAGAAAGGTTCTTGCGGCCAGCCTCCTGAACCCACTCTGGGTATTCGGTTTTGTTGATCTGCGTTGTTGTTCCGCTGCCTCCACCACCCATGTCTAATCTCCTAAATATCCAGTGTGTGAGCCACCCAGCGCTTTTTCCAGCCTGGCGTTGCAACCTTTTCCCAGCCTAGTCTACCCGATCCGAGGATAAATTCACAGCCGTTCTCCCGTCCAAACTTGATCAGTCTTGGTTGCATGTTTTTCAATGTCTCAAGTTCGCCCGCAACCAAGATGATGTTCAGGTATCGCTTTTGCGGCGCAACCCGAATTTCTGTAACCACAACCCCGTCATCGTCCGCAAACATCTGAAACGCTCCAGAGTCCAGTCCCGCAACAAGGTCATCGTAGCTGTGAGTGTCCAAGCCATATTTCAGTGCCTTTTTGATCCGCCTAACCAGTTCTGTCTTTTCCATTAGTATGTCGGGGCTCCCGTCTGACCAAGCGGAACAGATGTGGTCTGCAAAGTCCCCGTAGTGCTGACAGTCACTTTCCAGACAGATCCATCCGATGCTTGCAACAGGATGCTCTCAACAGCCTCGTTTCTGACGACATTGAGCAACTGCGCCCGTTCAATCGTGCTGAACGAATAGCGGAAATATTCACGGTCATAGCCGGTTGGCGGCGTTGGAAGGTTTAGCCTCATCGTCCACCACCTGCTGTCATATCAAGGCGCACCTCACCAATGCTCCATTCCGCATCCTCAGTGGCCGCAATCTTGATCCTGAAATCACGGCCTGTCACGCGCATGTCCGTATAACCGTCGGATCGAGGACTGTAAGGTCCAGATGTGGTTTCTGTCCCTTCTGGCGTAAATGACGAGAACACTGTCAGTTGCGTTGAGTTGTAGCCGTAGCCGCTGTCTGTGATCGCCTGCTTAACATGCGAGATCATATTGCCGTTCTGGGCATTGATCGAGCCGGTTTCCGCATATCGAGCCGTTGTGATTGCAACCCCCGCAGCCGTCCAGCCATCCTCATGCTGATAGAGATCACCTTCCTCACCAGAGGCAAGCGGATAGTCAATTACAGCCGCCCCGCAAGCCGCAGTGCGAGACATTTCACCAACGCTCCACCAGCTCTCAGCATAGGAAAAGACCACATATTTGTCTGGATTGATTGACCCGCTGGACGGATACCAGAACCAGGCTTCAGGGAAAACCCCGTTGTCTGTTCCAAATGTCCAGAGATGCGATGTTTGAGGATCAAGGTCTTCAAAGACAAAAGATCCAACATCGCAGGGCAACGGGCGAACAGTGCCGCCATCATAGAGCCAGAACGACTCATTCCCCATCCAGATGCAGCGTCCAGCGGTTGTTGCAAAGGCCTGTGGTGCGATCAAGCCGCAACCAAATCCAATGCGCTCAATCTGATAGATATATGGAAGACCGACATAGCGCATGATCCATGCTTCATTGTCAGTCCAGATCAACGTACCCTCGCGAACAGGAGCGCACATAACAATCTTGCTCTGCGTATCAAGATCAAGGTAGCCAGCAGTGTTTGCAGGATTAGCAAAATCCCACTCTGTGTAATCTTCAGACGATGACCAAGCCACACGCCTGGCATTACCTTCAGCCCCAATCAGAACGCAATGACGCTCTGACGTGACAATGACGCCTCGGTTGTTTATAGGAACAGCCCTGGTCGTTGTTACCGATCCGCCGGTCCCTGTTGTATTTGTCCCTGATAGGGCAAACGTAAATGTTGTATCAGTTGGAGCGGCAACAACCGTTCTTGTCCCGTTAAATGCAGAGAAGCTGTTGCCACTGATAACAACAGTCTGACCCGCAAGATAGCCGTGATGATCAACTGTTGTGACTGTAGCCACGTTAGAGACGCGGACAATCGTTGTAATCGTGCTTGTGCCAACAGGGCCGGCAACCGTCTCGCCATGGTTCCAATGCAGCAACCGGCCATCAGACGATGCAACCGCCAAAAGATCGCCACCCCAGTTATCAAGCGTCCATGAGAATGTCGGGATATATGCTTGTGTTGGAGGC